CGTTGGGCGTCGCTGGCCTTGCGGCATGCGTACCGCGTCCGATGTAATCGGTAATGATCGTGCTGACCGCCATGATTATCTCCTATTGCAACGGCACGGCGATTGCCACGCCATTGCCGTCTGTGATGAATGCAGGTCCCGGAGTGTCCCCGCTGACCAGCAAGTTCGTACCGACTATCGTGATGGTCACATGATGTGAACCATCCGTTGCCACGGTCATTCCGGAACCTTCAAAGTCCAGCGAAGCGGCGGCGCTGTCTATGGTAGCACCAAGCCACTTGATAGCAACTGAACCGCCGCCTCCACCGCCTCCGGCAGCCCAAGAGGGGTCAGCGCCAGCGCCGTTCGTCTGGAGCATGAAGCCTGAAGTTCCAGGACCGAGTGCAGCCCATCCCGTCGCGGCGCGGAAGATGATGCTGCCTTGCGTGCTGGAGAAGATGTCATCCAGGATGGCCGTCAACGAGTTGCCTGTCGGCACCGCGCTTCCACCGCTGATGTTGGCCAGCAAGTTCTTATCGGCGATTGCTGACAGCGATGTCTGCGCAACCCAGGACGGGTTCGCACCCGTGCCACCCGTTGACAGCACGTTGCCCGCCGTGCCGGGTGGCAAGAAGGTCCAGACCGTGCCGTTGCGGTAGAGGATGTCGCCTTGCGTGGCGGCGCTGAAGCAATAGTCTATGATGGCGCTCAGGCTGGCAGGCAACGGGGCGGCGCTGCCCGCCGTCAGATTGGCCAGCAAGTCCCCCGCCGCTATGGCAGCCAAGGCCAGCGTTACCACGCCGCTTGTGCCGCCCCCTGCGAGGCCGGTGCCAGCGGTCACCCCTGCGATCGTGCCGATGCCCGCCGCGTTGCTCGTGCAGTTGACACCCGCCGTATTGACGCTGTTCCCCATCGCGTTCACCGCGACAAGGAAATAGGTGTACTGCGCACCGTTGCCGATGCCGCTATGCGCATGCGCGCTGCCGAGACCCTGCCAGATCGGTGCGGCGCTGCCAAAGGGCTGCGACAGGCCGACGGCGGCATACAAGATGTACGACGTCACATTGTCGGACGGCGGATTGTTGTTCCAGGTGATGTTGTTCTGTCCATTGCCTGGAGCAGCCGCCAAGCCTGTCGGCTCTGTCGGCGTGCCACCCGCGCCGCCGCCGTAACCGGCTCCCGTCGGGGTGTACTTGTATTCCACGACTGTGGACAGGTCCTGTCGGCTGTTGCCGAACGTGTTTTTGGACAGCAACTTCAGATAGATCGTCTGGCCGACGTATTGTGGCGGCAGATTGTATTCGAACGTCGTGCCCTGCAATCCGCTCAGGTCAATCAGCGTGAACTGATCGCCTATGGAATGCGCCGCCGGAGCCGTGCCGTACTGTCCACGACGCAGATACGTCAAGTCTGCGGTGTATGTGCCGGTCGTTGCCACGTTGCCGAATGCCAGCAACTCACCGTTCGTCGGGATGACGCCAGCCGAGGGCTGCCCAACGACAAGCGACAGCGTGCGCAGCGCATCAGCATCCGCATGCGTGACGGGGCTTGGCGTGGTCTGGCTTTCTGCCAAGTTCACGGACAACGTGTTCACGGTATCCGGATCAACATGGCTGGCCAAGGCAGCCGTCAGCACGCCTTGCGCCGCCGGAGACGTGATGCTGCCGATCTCGGTGTAGTCCGTGCCGAGGTCAAACGAGATGAAGATATCAGCGCCGCCCCAATTGACGCCGCCGCTGGCAGCGATAACCACCTTGGGCGTTCCGCCGGTGAAGGCGCTGTTCGGCTCAAACACGCAAGGCGTGTTCACGTCGCCTGGATCAACGTTCGTGTTGGGCGTCGTGACGTCACCAGCCACGGCGGTCGCGGTCGGCGGATTGTAAGTACCGATGCCTTGCGGCAGTTCCTGCGCCGTGATGGTCAGATCATTGTTGTCATCTTCTTCAACTTGCTGCACCCGCACGCGGAACTTGTTCAGGCCGAGGTTCGGCTCTGTGAGTGTGACGATGCTGCCGGGCAGCAAGCGGATGAAGGTATGCGGCACCTTGTAGGTGAACGTCTTGCGGATGTACGCGGCGCGCTTGCCGACAAGCTGCGCAACGATGACGCCAACGGCGGGATTGCAGATTTCATCCGCCGCCGTGCTGCTTGCGTCGCGCACGCCATATTCATCAACGAGCGTCTGATCCTTGTACTCGATTGGGTTGGACACATAGCCTTGCGTCCGATCCGTGATCTCAAGGATGGTGCGATTGTAGCAATCGGCGGGATCAACACGATCCAGCTTGACCGGGTTGTCCTTGTCGGTGTAGTCGTCCAGGTCAAAGTCATATGCCGATGTCAGGTCAGGCGTGTATGTCACACCATTGGCCGTGATGGTCGCATCGCCCAAGGGGACGAACTGGAATTGTGTGCCAGACCAATAGATCCACGAGTTGGACAGTTGCGCCCAACGGTCAATGATGTCGGTCGCCTTCTCCTGGTTGACGAGGAGTGGCGAGAAGTACAGGCTTTGCGCCGTCTGGTACGCGGCGAACTGCGTCATGTCACCGATGTCAGCGCCGGTGAAACCCATGCCATAGCGCGGGAACGTCAAGAAGTCCGGGATGATGTCTGCGAAGCTGCAATCAATGCCGCTGGTCACGCCGCCCGTGGTCGGGTTCTTCCAGCCGGGAGCCGTCAGCACATTCGTGAAGCCGTTGGATCGCACGCATTCGAATGCGTTGTCTGGAACCGTCGGGCTTGATCCCAGGTCCAGCTTGGGGTTTGTCAGGTATGACGTGTTCAGGTATGAACGCGCTTGGCTGGGATACTTGGTGACGACGAACGACCATGGCGCTTGCGTCGGGCTGCCGTTGACGAAGCTGAAACCCAGCTTGCTGAGTGTGGTCACGTTGGTCGTCGTGCCGCCCGCCCATACGTTGACGATGGCGTCTAGCTGGCCTTCTCCCAGCGCCAGGATGACCGCCGCGCTGTAATCGTATTGCTGCCCACCCTTGCCTCCGCCGCCCTTGCCCTTGGCGCTCACGGCTTTCGCAACGAAATTGTTGTACCAGATCAGGTTCGGACTGATACGGCGCTGGCCCCAGAACAGCGTGACGGGCATGTCAAGCTGCGACGTCGACACCTGGATGCCGGAGTACTTGATGACCTTCTGCGTATTCGCAGAGCTACCGAGGCCGAGATATGCCGCCATCTATTTGCTCCACACGTCAAAGTATTTAACGGGACGTGGGAAATTCAAGTTGGACATGGACACATACTTCAGCGTGTCTTCTTCCAACCGTGACGTCAAGCACATCTGCGCATGCGCGTAGGCATGCACGACCTCCTCATTGTTGATCAAGATTGCGCCGTGGCTGAACGTCCGGCCGAATTGCCAGATGACGAGATCCGCCACCTTGGGCTTGTCAACCGGCTTGCCTCCCAGCTTGTTCTGAACCCATTCGATGAAGAGCTCATTGCCGCGATGGAGCATGTGCTGCGGTGCATAGGGACGCGGATCAAACGGCTTCAGCCTGCCGGTGTCAACGTACACGCGCACGAGCAGCATCGCGCAGTCAACGGCACCGTTGGGGCCTTTAATGTCTGCGCAATCGGCGAAAGGCGTGCCTACCCAAGTCAACGCTTCACGGATAATGCCAGCGCGACCGACGGCTTCTTCATTGCTGTCAAAGACATGCGTTTCATCCGGCCTTCCACGACGCTGGATGGTAAGCACATTCTCGTTGACGACCATGGTCTGCATCATATTGCCGCTGTCGGAGGTGGAACGAATTCGTAGCCGTCATAGTTGTCTGTATTCGCACGATCGGTGCAGCTTTGACCAGTGCCGCTGTCAAAGGTCTTGTCGCAGCCTTCGAACGCCGTGAAGGTGTCACCGATCACGGGATCATCAGACAGCGGATAGGCCAGAGTAAGCCCAAGGCTGGTCGCAAGGACAATGGTGCGACGCTGGCCGCTCGCTGCACCGCTGGTCATGGCAACGGTGCCTTGCGTGTAGTTCAAGAAGTTGACCGGGGCCGTGCCGCTCCAGGGGATGAAGATATCGGTCGGGCTTGCCCCCACGGTGTACGCGGTGGTAAAGCTGGCGCGGTTGAGCGTGCAACCGATATCGCAGAACGCATGATTGCATCCCACCTGATAGATGTTGCGCGGCGCGTATTGATCAAGAAGGTTGTTCTTGCCTTTGACGCTGATGGTGGCCTTCGTGCCGATGAGATCTAGTCCGGCCGTGTTGCCGCCAAAAATGTCGATGACGCCATAGGTCGTCGTGTCTGGACCCGTGCGCGGAATGGGCGACGGGATGTACAGCCGAGACAGCAAGAAGGTCGCGCCGTCAAACAGACCGTCACCGATCTGCTTCTTGATAT